ATGTGCCGTCTGCGTTGCGCCGGATCTGATCAAAGGATCGGCCAGCCGCGACTGCACCGGCTCGGGTCTTGTCTTTTATCTCTACAGCAAGACCAGCGACTTCACTCATTGTGCTTGTTGTCTTTCTTGTCGCGCTTCAGTTGCTCGTTGACGTGCTGCAGGTACACCACATCGAGGCTTGTCAACAGGTGGAACAGTTCGTCGAACCCTTCCTTGTCGTACGGCCCGAAACGCCGAGCATATGTGTCGATCTCGTCAACGCTCAACGGCAACGGACTCGCCGCCATGCCGCTGTTCCATCTTCGCCGGGGTGACAGTATTTGCCACGCTTCCCATGCGTCCCGCAAGTCGGGAAAAACGCGCGGTCGGCTCAACCACTCTTCGGTAGCGTTACCGTCTGCTGCGCGCTTTTCGTGCATGTGGCGAACGCGATCCTTCAGACCGGCCCACCATTGCTCCCACTTCAGGACGGCGGTCAGTTTCCCGCCGATTCCTCACGATATTCGAGCCGGAACGTTTCTGCCTCACGCGACAGGGCGATGATGTCGTCGCGGAAGTCAGGCAGGTCGGTCAGCAGCGTAACAGCCGCATCGCGCGAGTAAGGCAGGGCGTTGCCTTCTCGATCTACGAATCCAGGACCATCCCAATCGAGCAGGATTGCGTCTGCAATCGACTCGACCATAATCTCGCTGGTCTTTTCCTCCGACAATGACCCTCGGTCGAACTGCTGTCGGTATGGACGGATGCGACGCTGGAAGGTGGCGCGGTACCGCTCGTTGCCGAAGCGCGCCACCTTGACGTTCATGCCTTCACGCAGGCCGCGGACCCATTGGCCTTCATCCTCGGCAGTCTTGTCAGTCTCATATGCGTCGTAAATGCTTGCCTTGTCGTTCATCGTGTTACCTCGTTTCGGGTGTGGGCATTGCGAAGGCGAGGGTTGTTACACCCTCGCCTTCATTGGCACTTACACCTTGCAGATTTGGATTGTCTTTGTGCTGCTGCCGCTGCCGAAGGAACCGCCCGGCTCACAGCCGAACTGGAACGACAACGTCTTGTCGGAATCGACTGCAGGAAGCTCGCCCGACTCGCTGGTATACACGCACTGCGGAAGCTCGACGAGGTAACGATTGGTGCCGTCGTCGAAGTCGATGGCGACTTGGAACTTCGTGAAGTTGAACAGGTTTCCCTGCTCGGCCCACGATGTGTCGTCGAGATACATTTCCAGGCCACCCGTTACGGATGTTTTGCCCTGGCCGATGGCGACATTCGCCAAGTTGCCAAGTGCCCGATTGCTGCGCGGGTTGCTGTTCAGCGCGAGGCTGAAGTTGGTCACGTCGGCGGTGGTTGCCACGTCGTCGATGAAGATGTTGTTCACTGCATCGACCTCGGACATCACGCTGTTACCAGCAGCCGCTGTGACAGTGCCGTCACCGGCCTTGGCTGCGGCCTGTGCGATGTCCTTGCCGCTGAACTCGAACCCGCCAGTGAGGATCGCACCCGGCGACACGTCCATCGACCACGACCCGACACGCGCGCCTGTGATGATGTTCAACCGGTTTGTCAAATCGAGGTATTCGGCCTGCAGCGAGTAGGACGACTGCGTGGTGCCGTTGACGATCTGCGAACTGTTGAACGTCACACTGTCGCCGGACGCTTCGTTCGCCAGCGACTGCGCCACCGTGAGGACGGTGCTGGAGACTGACGTGCAACGCTTCCAGCCGTTGTTCGCAGTCTCAGTGAAGCCAGCGATGTATACCCACTGGCCCTTCGTGATGTTCGTCGAAAAGTCGATGTCGCCTGTAGTGGTGTAAGTGCTGCCGACCAGTGCCACCGTCACGTCGGTCGCACTGAGGTCTGGATTCGTAGACCAGTCAGCATCGGAGCGCAGTGCGCCACGCAGCAACTCGTCGAAAGCACCAGCAGACCACTCGACCTGCAACGAGGCCGAAGCGTCAGTGCCAGTGCGCTTGAAGCCAGCCGACTGCGCGTCACTGCGGACCTGCTGAGACTCTACAGTCTCAAGGTCGTGCGTGAAGCCGCCACCGGTCAGCAGGAGTTCCGTGAATGCAGACGAAGGGGTTGTGCCCCAAGTCGTTTCACGGAGGTATGAAACTTGAATGCGGTTGGAATCAGACACGAGGGGTTACTCCTTGTCGTGCGTCAGGTTGTGTCGAACTCGAAGGGCGTCGTGGTGTTGATTTGGTACCACCCGCGCTTCGCGCCGATGGTTTGCAGCGTCGTACCCTTCAAGCGGACGCCGCTGACCGTAATGCCGCGCAGTGATGCAACAACGCTGTCGGCGATGCCCAACGCTTCGCGCGGACCTGTGCCTTCGTCAGCGAAAACCTGCACTTGAACAACGCCGACAGTGCGATACAGGTTGTCCGCACCACCGACACTCGCCGGACGCTGGTTGCCCCAGTTGATCGTGACTCGCACGAACGGGGTGCCATGCGTCGCAGCGTAATGGACGTTCGGATAGGCAATCTCCACCGATGCTTCCTCGGCAGTGAATGCCGTATCGAATTGTCCAAGGATGGCCTGTGATACTGTGTCGTAGGTCACCCGAATTGACTCCCAACTTCGGCCAGAGCAACTGCGGTCATGCCTGCAGGCGCTTGGCTGCTGTGGCCGTTTTCAAGCGGCTCGATGTATGGCAGGTTATTGGCGATCCAGATGGACTGACCGCCCGACACTGCAGCAATGACAGCCGCACCTGTGTTGATCGTTTGCGCCGCACTGACAATGGGGCCAGTAACACTGGTCGAACGCTCGTCGAGTGTGACCTGCCAGTTCGATCGTGCGCGGCCTGTATCGACGGGCGTCATGTTGACGATCCGTTCGAGCAGTTGCAGTGCGACCTTTTGCTTGACCAGTTGGATCTGCTCAGGCAGCAGCCGCGACGTGAATCTGCCGACCTTGGCGTTGAACTCTTTCAGGTTGACCGGCATCAGTTGGCTCGCGTCTGCACGATGTAGACAACAGGCGTACCTGCAGGCGACACGACTTCCACGTTGACGATCTCCATTTCGATGTCGTCCACCAGTCGGTCGTCGGTGTTGGGCGCAGCACTCAAGCCAGACGCGGCGACCATGTAACGCCGGTCGCCTTGTCTTACCAGATCGCCGTCGATCTCGCCGACGTTGTAATACTCGCGCACGGATTTGACTGTTGAGTTGGTTGGCGTGCGCGTCGGCTCCCATGCGTTGCCGGGCGTAGTGTTCGCCACAGCGCGCAGTGTAACATCCTGGCCCTTCGATGTGATAACAGACAGCGCCGTCGCTGCGAGGTTGCTGTAGAAACTCACGACCGCTCCACGTCAATCAGGCCGCTCGACTTTGGTGTACCGTAGCCACGCAGCATTCGCACGACATGGGGCAGCGATTCCTCTGCCGGTGCCCCTGGTTGGTATTCCACCTCGATGCTGCCGACCTTCTCGCGCACGACCTGTCCACCGCGCGCCTGTGTTGCATTCAGCGCAGTTCCTGCGTGTGCAAGTGCAACCTCGCAGGTTGCATCCTCAACCCTTGCAGGAACGGACGTTGATGCAAGGGTCCGCGCTTCGTGGTCACTGGCGTTATTACGAGGCCAGCCCAACGCTTGCGGTGTGCTGAAGTTGACGACCGTGCCGACCCAATCGAATTGGCCGTCCAGCCATTCTGTTGCGTAACGCAGTGCAGACTCCTTGGCTGCAGACGCGAGGCCGGTCCATGCAGTGGGACTGCCACGTTCGCCGAAGTATGTATCGGCGTCGGCTTCGCTGATGTAACTCTCAGCAGCCGCGAGGCCGGTGCCATCTTCGACTGTTAGCGCCATCGCAGGTCAACCTCATCGTCGGTGGTGTCGTCGTCGTCATCGTTGTCGTCGTCCGTGTCCTGCTGCGGGAATACGCTGTCCAGCACTTCGGTGTCTCGTTTAGGTAACGCATCGTCGAGTGTAACAACTGCTGTTACGCCAGCAGCTTCGGCTTCCGCCAGGCTGTTACAAACGAGGATCGCCGAGCCTGGATAGTTCCGTCTTACGTAACCCCGACCCGCCTGTAACTCGTTGCGGTCTTTGAATCCAATAAGGGCCACATTCATCGGCGCGACCTCCGTCGGGGTGTGGTATTAGGTGGACGCGCTGAGGTCGCGCCTGATGGCTTACTGGCCTTCTTGGTGTCTACGCTCTCATCAGCAGCGTCAGGGCGCACAGGGGCCGTATCTGACGCCCCTGCGTCACTCTTGGGCCTATAGCCCCGCTTGACGAAGTGCTGGTGTGCTGGTGAACCGACTTCGACCAGTGCAAGGTCGTCGCCCGGCCCTTTCAGCGTCAGCAATTTGGTTGCCATGCAACGGCTCCTGTTACGTGGTTGGTTATTTTGCGTCGAATAGATTCACGCATTCGACGCAAAATGCTTGTAACTTCGACGCAAAATGCTTGTAACTCTGTTACGGCGAGCGTGTTACGCAGGGCCTCAATGCGCCCTGCGTAACACGTAACTCACCGCATTGCTGCGTTACTGCGAATGCTTACCCAACGACGCGGGTCAGCAAGTCGGGATGCTGCACCTTCGCACCGCAGAGGACATCAATCGAGATCGTGTCCTTTTTAGTGCTGGCGCTGTAGTCGTAGACCACACGCAGCCCGAGGCCACGGTCGCCGATGTACTCAGCACGCGCAGCACCCTGCGGAAGCTCCAGGGGAACGATTGCCAGCGTCAGGCCGTTCGGATGCCCGGCGACGTTCGCGGTGTAACTGGTCGCCGCCACGCCGTCGATGTCGAACGTGACCACTGCATCGTCGGCCCACGCAACCACTGCGGACGGCGAGAAAGCGACCGTGATCGCGTTCGTGGCAGCAGTGGCAGTGCCAGTGACGCGATACTGGGTCGTGTCACCTGCGACCGTGAACACGTCGCCTTCGACGACGGTGCCGGACAACGATGTCTCGTCCATAGCGCAGGACGTGTCACCGATGGCGACGCTGGCGCTGTTGATCTTCGCCAGCATCGCGGAGCCGTTGGTCAGCGTGCCGCTGGTGTGGGTGTTCACATTCTGCGACATGTAGAAATCCATGCCCATGTAACGACCCATGCTCGCCTCTCGGAGAGCCTGGCCGCCGTCGCCGCGCTGTTCGGCCTGCGCGAAGGACGCGATGCTGAACAGGTCAGCCTTGGCCGTCGGATCGACGATGCAGAAGCGATTGCTTAGCGGCACCTTCTGCACGTTCAACTGCTTGTCGATGGCCGCGACATCCGCGAGGGAGTCAGGCGGGTCGCCAGCAGCGCCGATCTGGTTAGGGATCTCGACATACTTGTCGAGGGCGTACGCGTCGATGCTCTGAGCGATGGCAGCGACTGCAGGTTCCAGAAGCTGCTTCGAGAAATCCTCAAGTTCGAGGGTCCAGTCTTTCGACGTGACCGCGAACGTGACATCGAAGTGCTTTTCGAGCTGCAGGCTGGTGCTGGACTCGGTTGCGTCCTGCACGGACGTGGTGGTGCTGAACTCAGCAGCCGTGAAGGAAGCCGGGCCACGAACACTGATCGTGTCGCCGACCTTCGCGCCGGTGAACTCGTTGGTGTGGCCGCGATGGAACAGGCCAGCAGCGACGAGGTTGTTTTCCAGGATCATCAGTGCTTCACGACCAATGACGCTGGGTGTAAGGAACGTGTTTGCCATGGCGGCAGTTACTCCGTTTTGATCTGGTTATCGTTCAAGCGATTTGACCTTCAGCGCGCGCCTTCACGTAATCGGACTGTGACATTTTTGCCACGTCGTCAGCCGTGAGTGGACGTGAGCCACCTCCGGTCGGGGAGGATGGCGTACCGCCACCAGATGAACCTGTGCCCTCGAATGCGCCAGCGTAGTCATTGCTGTCGCGCATCTCGGTCAGTAGGTCCATGAATGACATCGGGTCGGCCTTGCTGTTCATACGTGGCCCGTTGCCGTCGAAGATTTCGACGCGCAGCGAACCCTCGTCGCCCTCGATCAGACGCGACTGCGCCTTGACGAGTGGCAGTAACAGTTTCGGATTGCCTTTGACATCCTTGTTGGTGATGGCCGCGATTGCAGCCGAGTCGATCAACGCATCTTCCAACTGCGTGCGCAGTGCGGAGGTGCTACCGTTGGCCTTCTCAAGCTCTGAGGCATGGGTTTCGGCAAGCTGCCGTTTCACGTCGGCGATGCGCTGCTCAACGTCTGAATCTTGACCGTCCGACTGCTTGGACGTCGTTTCGATTTGGCCCTGTAGCGCGTCGCGCTCGGCCTCAACTTCCTTCGACTTCATGGTGGCGGTGCGAGCCGCAGCCGTCTGCTTCGACAGTGCTGACTTGAGTCCGGTAACGTCCTCAAGCGCCCAACCGTTCACCGCTTCGATCTGTGGCCGATACAGTCCGTCGTCGCCCTCGGCGAACTCGTCGCGCAGGTGTTCAGGAACCTCGTCGGCAGATTCATAGACAGCCTTGAAAGCCATGCGTGAACTTCCTCCCCTTCAGGTGAGACACGGCGTCGCCGTGATTACGGGTTTATTGCGCGGATGCCGCCGCGCACGGTTGGTGCTGGTTCTACAATCCCACTGCGTCGAACACGTCAGCCTCACGGCGACGCAATTCATCGAGCGTCAGCGTGCGTCCTTGTCGATCAACGAAGCGGGTCACATCCATCTTGCCTTGGCGAAACAGCCTGCCGCGTGTTGCACCAAGTGCTTCGTCCTGTATGCTTGCTGCCTGCGTGCGCAGCCAACTGCCGTAAGTCAGTTTTGCTGGCACTTGCCCGTTCATGCTGGCGCGGGTGCCTTCGGGTGCTTCCTGTAGGTCGATGCCCATTTCGCGCCACGACTTCAGCACAGGCACCGTCGTTGTGCGACAGTTGATGTGGAACGGTGGCCGTGGCCCCTTGTCCACTGGAAACACGCGACCGTCGCGTGCCTGGCAAATGTCCGACGTGCGCGTATCCAGCGTTGCCACGATGCGGACGCCCTTCACAACAGACGCGTTGCGCTCGTACACCTTGTCGCGGGTGCGCGTCGCTACATGGTTCACCGACGTGCGAACAATCGCTGCAGCTTGCCGCCGTGCCCGGCCCAGGACGCCAGTGCCACGACGCACACGGTGATTGCCAGCCACACGGCGAACGATCTGGTCTGTCGTTTCGCCTTCTGCGATGCCCAATCGCACAGCCTGGTCGACGCCTTCGACCTGCGAGCGCGTGAGCGTATCGAACCAACCGCGAAGTTGCAGCCCATTCATCGGCTCCGAGAGTGCAATGTCTGTCAGTGTGCGTGCGTGTGGCATGACCAGATCCAACTTAACTGGCGACGAGCGCAGCAGGCTGCCTGCAGCATGTTTCATTTCGTCGCGTCCGATCTCAACCAGACGCGGCAACAGCGCGTTGTAGGCGCGTTCGTGCATCGCCTCGGTCAACTCTTCCATGCCAGCCAGTAACAGTTTGAGCCGCTTGGTCGTCTGTGGCCCGCGGTCGTAACCGCGTAACCGCACGCGCTTAAGTCTGGCCTGCAGCTTGTCGGTCAGATCGTCGTGCATTTCCAGTATGAACCCAAGCAGGTGTGCGGACTCATGCGACTGCAACCGCGTCAGCAACAACTGATGTCGCACAGCCAGATCGACCAATGTCTCGTTCGCTGTCACTCAGTGTTCCACATGTTGATCGCCGTACCCATTGCGAAGAAATACAACCCCAACAGATAGCAGTAACACGTCGAAACCAGCAGACACGGCGATGTATCCGTTACTCAGGTTCAACGGTTACGTCCTGCTGGCCAGGCGTGGCGTCAACAACGATCTCGTCGTCGTCGGCAATGTCAATGTCGTCGCCTTCGGTATCAGCGATCTCGGCCAGTTCGTCGTCCACGTCCAGATCGTCACGCACCAGCCCGGCGCGTCGATCCTCTTCGAGCAATGTGCGCGCTGACAGGAAGCCAGCTGAGGCACGCTTCAGGCGCTGATCGTGTGCGCCATCGTCGGGTCGATAGTTGAAGTCTTGGAAGATGTCCACCTGTGCGTCGATCTCACGACCGGCCCACTTTCCCATAAAGGCCAGCCCCTGTTCGAGGCCAACTTCCAGGCGGCGCGTCATCATCTGCAGGTCAGAGTCGGAGTGCTCGCGGTCGATGATGCGGCCCGTTGCTGTTACGTCGCCTTTGCGTGGCACCAGCAGGTCGAGGCCGAAGCCGCTCATCTCCTCTTTCAAATCCTGCAGGTGTGTGCGGCCTGCTGCGATGGCCTCGCCACTGTGTTCGACCACGTTGATCTTCGATTCAGGATTCGTCGAGCGCACCGCCTTGTTGCGCCCGACTTCCATCACTGCGACTTCCTCTGTTGAGAAACCGGCGAAGTGCTTGAACGGCACACGCGCAACATGCAGGATGTTTTCTTGGTCGCTCTGCGACTGCCAGTGCCGCAGGTTCAACCACCCGAGATCGTCGAGCGGTGGGCGACCGTTCACCAAGAAACCGATTTCGACAACTGGCACGGCCTTAAGCGTGTTCGGATACGATGTTGTCGGCGTCGTCGGCCACTCGTCGCCCGTCTTGACATACACATCGAATGCGTCCGGCGTAATGACGCGGACCTGCTCCATGTCCACCTCGCCCCAATCACTATCGAGGCGTGTATCTGTCTCACGAATACGCACGCGCTCAAACGTGCCTGAGAAGCCGCGTCGCGCTTCGATGGTCGCCAGTGGGTCAAGTTGTGCGAAGTATGGCCGAAGGCCAGCAGCGCGCTCCTCTTCAAGCGTCAGAGGATCGTCGCCCTCGTTGGTGCGCGTGGTGGGGAAGTCCACCGCGAAACGACACACACCGAAGGCCAGCAGGTCGCGCAGCAGGTCGTGTGCGAATGCGGTTATGTTACGGCCAGCGCGGTCGATGTCGTTGGTCCACAATAGCAACTGCTCGTCGGCACTGTCGCCAAGTGTGATCGGCTTCACGAACGGCTTGGCTGCAAGTACTGTTACCGTCTGCCAAAAGGCATTGAACAGGATCGACTGCGACAGCCGCTCGTCGTATGCTGCGCTCGATTCTGCAGGGAACTGCGGCAGATACGTGTCGCCCGCTGCGCGCATCGCCAGCGTGCCACCTCGTAACGCATCTGGCAGACGCCAGTGTTTCTCAAGATGCCCGTATGCTTTGGATGGGGTGTTGACTGTATTCTGCGACTTCACAGACGAAGCTCCATTGACGCTACCTCGTTGCGACGAGTCAGACACCGGTAACGTGCCGCATCCCACAAATGTTCCTCGGCATCGGTGTCCACATCGTCAGGCTTGGTGGCGTCAGCGGGCAGTAACGGCCACGTTCGAATGATGTTCGGGCAGGTGTTCCAGATGAACAGGCCGGGCCGGTCCATCGGTTGAATAGCTGACGCATTGAGCCGCGCCACGATGTCGTTCGCGCCTGCTTCTCGTGATCCTGGCCCCTTGACGGCGACGGTCCAGTGCAGGTTTGCTGCGGCAATCATACGCGACGAGATCGACGCACCATCGGTGGCCTTGAAGATCATGTCGTCTGCAGGGCCGGGCTGGCAGCGTGCGCCCCACGGTGCGCGACTCAGGTCAGCGTTAATGGCGAGTGCTTGCGCTTCGCTGTCGAGCCGGTCGCCTTCGTTTGGTTTGCCGCTCCACCCGTAACGCTCGCCGATGGCAAACAGCGTGCCCTTCGGATACGTGCGCTCGATGCCGTTCACGACTGCAGGTGTCTCGCCGTCACTCTCGGCCCAGTAGATGCACGCCCACGGTGCGCTGAATCCCCAATCGTAACTGCGGTCGATGAACCACTCTGCGGGAATCTGGAACGGCTCGATGATGTGGCGGCTCGATTCCCATACTCCAACAAGGAACGCACCGTGTGCTTGCTCTGTTTCGTGCTGACACTCCACGCGGAACGCTCGTAGGCCGATGTCGTCAACGATCTCCTGACATTTGTCGAGCGTCATACCCGACCAGGTTGGCTTGCCTTGGGTGATCGTGGTCTTGCCTGTTACATCAGTCTCGAACGCGAAGTCACGCAGCGCCGGATACGGACCGGACATCTTGCGGTCGCTCAGGAAGTCGACGTCACCATCGACCATCTTTGCGAAGATGCTGTTGCCGTGGATCAGATTCTGCACTCCCATAACGGCGACGTTTGCAGCACCTGCAGGCAGCAGCTTGCGGGTGAGTGTCTCGATCTTCTTTTCGACCGTCTTAGGCGAGTCGTGTGTCTCGTCGATGTCGTCGAACACGATGATGTCGGGTCGCTGATGGCCGAGCTTCGCGCCACGCATCGCCTTGTCCAGTCCCACCGCATCGACTGTGAAGCCGCTCGCTGTGCGTAACCGGTTGATGCGCCAGCCCATCGACTGGTTGAACTGGTTGACCTTGCGTTCGGCCATCTGCGGGTAACGCTCTGCGATCTGTGGCGACGCCATCATTTCGGCGATGCTCTGAACGTGGTCGTCTGCTTGGCTCTGCGTCGAGCAGACATAGAGGCAGTAGTTGCGCAACCGCTCTGCGCCGAGATACGTAACAGCCGCCTCGGTGTTCGTGGACTTGCCACCAAATCGAAACACCACGCCGATGAACGGCTGCGGTCGCTCTGCGTCGATGCCGAACACCCACTTCCACAAGTCGCGGTGGAAGTCGCTGAAGTGGACGCCGCCTGCTGGTGACACGTAGTGATCGGGATACATGCTGACCAGCCATTGCGCCCACGGCACGCCATCGTATTCGGCCATGTAGGCACGGCGCACTGTCTCGCGGCGCAACTCGGCCAACAGCTCATCGGGCTGGCTTTTTGCGAGTTGTAACAGTGCAGTCGTCATCGGGTGTAACGATCTCGTTGAACGAAGTAGATCACGACCACGGGCGGGACGGTGAGCATGATAGCCAGGGCCGCCAGGGCCACAACATCGCCCCATGTCATTGCGTGCCCTTCTCGACGGCTGCTGTCAGTTTTGCCAGGTCGGCGTCGCTTACAGACGACAAGTCAACGCGAACAGGACCGCCGTCGGCTCCCGTCGTCTCGCTGCGTGTTACGTAACCGCGCTCACGGCCAAGCGTCTGCAAGTAGAAACGCACAGCCCACGCGTCGCCCTTGCGGATGGACTGCTTGAGCTTGGCTTCGGCAATGTCGAGATCGACTTCACGTATCTCGTTCAGTTCCTCGCGCAACGAGTCATCGTCAGCGATGCGCTTGTGTATCGCCTGACGCGAGATGCCAAGCTCACGCGCCGCAAGACTGATGAGGCCGCCCGTCTTTTGGAGTGTGGCGATGAGGTGCTTCTTGGAAACTCGGCAGCCCATTCGTGTTACCCTGCCGCTTCCGCGACATCCTCATTGCTGAGTCGTTCGGCTTTGACTTCTGCGAACGTGCGTCCATCGCCGTCAAGGATGGCCTGCTGGTTGGTGTATTCCTGCCAGCGGGCCACGCAGACATCGACGTAGGCGGGGTCTATTTCCATGCCGTGACAGACGCGGCCCTCTGCGTGGGCTGCCACCAGGGTGGTGCCGCTGCCCAGGAAGGGATCATATACGGTGTCTCCCACCTTGCCGTGATGGCGAATAGGACGCGCCATACACTCGACTGGCTTCTGCGTGCCGTGCCCAAGACCCTTGGCGTCGTCACCGTCGCCGCCTGCCAGGGCGATCTCCCACACGGTTGACTGTTTCCGATCCCCGCACCACTGCGCTGTTTGCCCATCCCGCACTGCGTACCAACAAGGCTCATGGCCCCAATGGTATACACCGCGACTTAACACGAATCGCGCCTTCTTCCAAATCAACTGACACCGAATAAGAAGACCGGACCCCTCAATCGATCCTTGCACAACACTGGCATGCCGACCGGCATGCCAGACATAGGCAACAGGCCCACGAAATAACGCCCATGCATCTGACCAATCGGCTTTGTCGTCGTTTTGTACAACGCCCATACGCCCGTCGTTATTGTTGATTCCGGCGTCTTTTCGCCACTCTGGATCATACTCGACGCCGTATGGCGGGTCGGTGACCATTATCAGCGGTACCTGCCCATCCATCAGCCGCGACACGTCGCCGTCGCTGGTGCTGTCGCCACACAGCACGCGATGCTTGCCCATGCACCACAGATCGCCCGAACGCGACACAGGCGTTGCAGGTGGCTCTGGTGCATCGTCGGTCGGCTCTGCGTCATCCTCACCGAACAGCGCCCGCAGCGCATCATCATCGAAGTCGGGCAAATCGACACTGGCAAAATCGTCGAGGTCGAGTTCATGCGCCTGCATGAACTCGTAGACGCCCTCGGCCTGGGGCTTGCCGTATGCGCTGGTCAGCTTCAGCAGCTTGCGGGCGGCGTCTTGTTCGGTGTCGGCAACAATCTCAACCACCGGGACTGCCCCGCCTTCAATCTCCCAGCCTTCTTTTTCCAGCACAGTTGTGCGCTGGTGGCCATCAAGGATCTTGCCCTGCCACACAAACACCGGGGCCATGAATCCCTCATCAGCGATGCTGGCCTTGAGTTTGGCGTACTGTTCGTCGGGCAGATCCTTCAGCTTGCCTTGGAATGGCTGAAGATCCGACAACGGCACCCGTTTCAGGTTGCTGTCGGGATCGCATGTGATCGGGATGGTTTTAGGCATTCACGCCTTTATGCGTGGATATGCGTGGATATGCGGGGGTGCGGTCTTCAACGAAGTCACCCGGCATTGCTATGCCGCCTCCTGCAATTCAAGGGTGCGCGGGCCATCGAATTCGTCAACCACCAGATCGAACGTCAACTGAGGCAGGCGGGTATCACGCCATTGGGTGGCCATAGCCT